TTCGAGGAATTGGACTGGGCTGTTGGCTGCCGCTTGCCGTACTTCGGCTGGCAGGCTTTCGAAGGTGTGTTCAGCTTCGTTGACCGCGTCGATCGCTTGTTTGAGATCGTACGGCGACGCGAAGTCGCCGAAGCGCGGTTGTTGTGGATTGAGGTGTGAGATGGCGCCCGTGTCTGCGTGGCGCTTGATGATGAGGTTGATGTCGCACTCGTCCTTGTGCGCTTGTTTGGTTCGGCTGCGTTCGCCTATTGGCGAGTAGAATCGCGGCCGTTCCCGTCCGACCTGGTCGTCGTCGACCAAGTCGGCGGATTTTTTTTTCACCGTCGTCCTCCTGATCTGAATCCTGGTATCGGTAGTGCCTGAGTGGCGCGCCGTATGGATTCGGTTGTCCAGTTTAGGAACTGGCCTTGTTTTGATTCGTCGTAGCGTTTGATCGCTTCGGCTCTTGGTATTTCTGCTCGTAGTAGTTGTGCTCTTGCACTGGTTTCTGATGCTTGGGCATTCAGTAGTGAGGTCTCTGATAGTCCTTTTTTTGCGTCGACGCGTTGAGCTTCGAGTCTTGCTCGGAGGTCGGCCAGTAGGGCTTCGCGTCTGGTTCGTGCTGTTTGTGTTCTGATGCCTTTGATTTCGGGTCGCATTTTGCGGAGTTTGACGGCGGCGTTGACGCCGCTTGCCATAGCTTGTCCGAAATCTGGTGTTACTCCCATCGCGGCCGATCCGATCGGGGTCGGCCCTGTCTTGTAGGCAAGGATGGGGTTGAGGCCGGCCGTCATCATGTCGGACATTGTGTCCTGATAGGCGGTCCGGCGCATTTTGCGCGTCCATTTGCGCTGTTTTTCTGCTTCTCTGGCTGATATGCCAGCGGCGCCTAGGCTTCCTGCGGCGCCGAAGAGGCCTCCGGCCGCCATTAGAAGTGGTCGATCATGCCGGGTACGCTGTAGGTCGGCATTGGTCTGACGCATCTGTATTGGAACCATGCATCGAAGAGCCATTCGGCTTCATTGACGACGGCTATTACCCGCTCGACTGGCGGGTTTTCTTCGATGAAGGTTGCGTTGAGCAGCGGGAGCGTTGCGAAGTCTTGTGAGAGGTGCCAGGTGTCCAGGCTTTGAGTTGCCGCGGAGCGCATGTCTCCTGTGACGATTGATGGCTTGTAGCGGTATTCTGCGAACCTCTCTTGGTAGCCGAAAACGAGGTCATCGTTTGCTGAGCCGTCGGCGAAGATCTCTTTGTTGAGTACGGCTTGTTCTCCCAGGTGGGAGAGTGCGGGCCAATAGAAGTCGAAGCGTGTGCTTCGTGACCACATTCTATTGATGCCCTGTTGGTAGTTGAGGTCGGCTCGCATACAGGCGAGTCCGATGATGACGTTATGTTCGGTAAAGGATTTCATGAATCCTCTTCCGTTGTGGGAGCTGGTGACGAAGGCGCCTAAAGCTCCCGTTGGTTTTGTTGCGGGCGATATGCCCGCTGTGTCCGGTACTACGGACACGTTGACTGTGGCGGAACCGCCACCCAGATATTCTGGGCGTTGCAGTCTGGCATCGGGGGAAGTCACCCCGAAATGACTTCTTATGATTTCGGTGTACCTGGTTCCCCCGCGGGCGTCCCGTTCTAGGAGCCTTTGGATCTGAAATGCCTCTCTGATTTGATTTATGGTCGCCGCGGTTGCGGTCGACAGGTCGGCCTCGAGTTTCGGATCGAGCCACATAATTGTGGTCGACGGGGTCGGAGAGCCCGGGAATAGATCGAGGTCCGTGTTTGCGGCGTTCCCTTGCATTTGTTGGGACGTCGCGTCGCCGATCGTTCTGAAGGTTGGATCGGCGGTTCCCGTCGCTACGACGGGTGCGCTGGTTCCCAGCGGTAGTGAGACGGCTGTGCCCTTTTGTGGGAAGGGGAGGCACGATGTGAAATAGTCGTGCCGTTTCCCGCGTCGCTGTACTGTGTAGAGTGTTGAGACGTCGGGGCCGTCTGTGAGTGGGACAGTGAGGCTGTCCTGTAGGTTTTGATCTCTGAACCATTCGTTCCAGATGAGGTTATACGCCCTAAACCAGAGGGTGCTATGGGCGAGTATGTCCTCTCGAATGGGGAGACCGAAGTAGTCTCCCAAGGATTGTTCGAGGTATCCGCCTACTGGCGGTGTTGTTGTCGGGATGACGAAGCTAGTGCTGTCTCCCGGGTCTGTTTGCTCGCCGTTGAATTTCTGCCAGTTGTCCCACAGGAGTCTGATGGGCACTGCGAAGAAGAATAGGTCGAGGTATTGGTTGTCCATCACTGGGTGTAGCGGCGTCCCCATTCGTGCGAAGGTGGCGACGCTTAGTGTGAAGGTATCTCCGGGGAGTGCCTCGTCGGCGAAGATCGGTACGAGGAAGCCGGAGTCCAGTGTGGTTTTGAGACCGCTTGATCGGTCGAAGGTTGAGCGGGGTATTTCTGCCCGCGGTATTTGTGAGAATTGGTGTCCGCCTGATTGTCGGTTTGATTTGCTTACGACTTTTTTATTGTAGGCCACTTCGTAGCTCCTTAAGTTCGTGTGCTCGAGCTATCGCTTCGAGGTTTTGGGGGATTAGGTCCCCTTTTTCTTGATCGAACGTTCCGATTCGGAAGAGTGTGTAGTCTTCCGCGTGTCGGTAGAAGTCGTGGCCTGTGTCTTGTGCGGCGGTTTCGAACATTCGGATTGCGACGTTGTTGTTGACGGCGAAGAATGGTTGTATGTAGGCAGCTGCCTTTGAATCCCATACGCTGAATAGTGCTAGTAGCATTGTGTCTCCGTTTAATGATGATGGATGTTATGTTTAAAGTTTTCGTTTTTTTATTGCTAGTTTTGCTTTTTGGACTGTATTTTGTACTTCTTTCCTCTTGTAGGTTTGCTCTTCTGGATGCTCATTTGATTTTTTTCTGCGTTGTTCTTTGAGTTTTTCCATCAGCATCGGGTTTTTTTTTTCGAGGAGCTGATCGTAGTATTTCGGCGGTCTGAATTTCTTGCCTTTGATGACGACGAAGTCGTCAGGGTATACGTCGCTTTGGTATTTCGCGAACCATTTGGAGCCTAAGCCGGGTCGGCGGCTCATGGTTGCGTATTCTGGTTTGACGGTGGTGATTTCTCCAGTGTCTGTATCGACTCGTTGGTAGGCTTTGGCTACCAGGCTAAGCGAGTCGTGTTCGTAGTTTTTACGTTGTTGTGATTTATTTTTTTGGTCGTGGATTTTGGGGCCTCGGACCTTCTTTTGTGTGTATGCGGCGCAGTATGCGGCGGTGTCGAAGTTGAGAGGGCCTATAGTGGCGTAGCCGAGGCCCCAAATTTTCTCCAGTTGTGCCGAAGTCCACAGGATGTGATTCGGTTTTTCCTCAAATACCACGCGGTCTTCGGCGAAGTCGATGCCGAATAGGCACGCGTGGTAGTGAGGTCGTTTTTTTTCTTCTCCGTATTCTCCGCAATGGAGGAATCGGAAGGGGCCCATTTTTCGTCGGAGCCTTTTGGCGAATAGTTGCCAGTGGGTGACGTCGACGGAGTTGTTTGTTGGGAGGCTTTCATCGTTGTACGTGAGTGAGATGAAGCAGTTTTTTTCGTGTGTTTGGGCTTCGTGTACGCATCGAATTGCCCAGTCTCGTAGTTTTGCGGTCCTGCAGGATAGGCATTGGCCGCAGGGTAGCTCCAGGTGGCGGTCGAAGAAGCCTCGCCGGGGGTCGAAGGCTATTCCGCCACCCGGAGCTTTGTACGCTTTTAGCGGTGACGTACATGCCACTTTTAGAAGCGCCAGCCCCCGCGCATCGGCCGGGCGGCGTAGTTCATTTTTTTGCTTTTTGAGCCTCTGGTGAAGTTCCGTTTGGAGCTTCGTCGGCTCATTTTTCGGCGTCTAGGCATGTCGTCCTTTCTGAGGGTTTAATCCCTCGTTCAACAGATCTCTACTTGATGTATCTGTTGTTACTGACACCGCTTGTGGTGTCTGTCAACCCTCTCCCTTCGGGGGATCTTCTGGAGCCGGGTCTTTTGGTGCCGGCGGTCCCGTCTGAGGGATGAGGGTTTTTTTGTCGTCCTGGGGTTTCTCCGGGACGCTGATGTCCAGTCCTGCCGCGGCGAGCTCGTCTCGGCCGTCGTCGTCCTCGAGCATTTCGAGGAATTGGACTGGGCTGTTGGCTGCCGCTTGCCGTACTTCGGCTGGCAGGCTTTCGAAGGTGTGTTCAGCTTCGTTGACCGCGTCGATCGCTTGTTTGAGATCGTACGGCGACGCGAAGTCGCCGAAGCGCGGTTGTTG